TGTCCGTCAGGCTACCGGATAGCCCGCTAAGCAAATGAATGCTATTGCGATTGAGCACCACAGCATTGTCATCCGTGAAGGGGTGGACATATTGGAGATAGTCCGCAATGCCCGCAGTAACTTTGAACTGATTTTGAATGTGGTCATAAGTATCTGAATCGAAAACATCCGAAAAGATTAGCTCATCTCGCACGTTTCGGCTAGTGATTGTTTCACTACCAGATGTGCCCGTAGAGGTGTAGTAGTAGGGGCAGATGATGCGACGTTGGTGATAGACACCCCAAGGCGGCGCGGGCATACGAACAAAGCCAATACCCTGAGACTGAGCCACAGAATAGGTTACTTTGTGACTTGCGTGATCTACGACTTGAGCAAAGAAGGTGAAGGTATTGGCGTTAGGAACAGACGCAATGGTGTAACCAACTCCGTTTTCCACTAAGGGAGTTGTGCCATTATCCACCACAAAAATCTGTCTGCCAACGGAAAGACCATGAGCCGTCTCAGTTACAGTAACTAAACCGTCTGTAATGGTTGTATTGTTGCTTGCATCGTAATACACCGTGTTAGCGTAGGTGCCGTTGGCCACTTTAATAAAAGCTGGGGTTCCCGTGAAGCTACCATCCCAAGAAAGAGCCGTAAGTCCGTCGCGGAAGATGAACACCTTGTTGAAAGCCTGAATCATCTCGACATCATCCGTAACTGTGATGCCAGTGGGATAGGTGATGTTGGTGGAAACTCCCGTAGCGCAATTGACGGCAATGGCCTTAGAATTTAGGGCAATGATGAAATACTCGTCATTGTCATCGGAGGGGTCAGAGAACAAGCAGGAGCCATAGGCATTGTTGATGTTGCTGCTGATGAAAGGAGCCCCGGCGTAGTTGGTGCCGCCAATGCTGTATGTCTCACTTCCGGTTGCGTTTGCAATGGTAAACGTGAAGCTGTTGGAAGCAGTGACAGTAATGGTGCGATTGCCATTGGGGTTGACGGTGCCCGTAAGTCCAAAGATGCCAACCAGCGTGTTAGTCGTAAAGCCGTGGTTGACGGATGTGGTGATAGTTACCGTCGTTGTGCTGCGCGTTGCACTGCTGATGGTGCGGTTAGTCCAAATGTAGAACGGGACAACAAGGGCTTCGCCGCTGTTACCCAGTTCTGGGCCAAAAGCATTGGCTCCTTTGCGTGGTTGCCAAGCTCCGTCAATGTCCATGCGTCCATTGATGGACACAGCCAGCTCGCCAGTCTTTAGCTGATCGGGGCGTAGGCGAGCATTGATACGGGAAAACCCAATATCAACCTCATCATTGAATTGACTATCTTTTTCGCCGAAGCTATTATAACGAGCCATTGGCCCATTATACCTTGCGCCGCTTGTAGTCCACGCCCTTAATTGTGCCCTTATTACGGGATGCGTAGAACACGGCTTCGCCCCGCTTCTTGCCATACTCTTCAAGCATGGCCTTCTTTATCTTCTTACCTTTTTTGGTAAGTGGCATAATTAGCAAGCCTTACGCTTACCGTAGCCCATCTTCTTGTCGCCGTATTCCATTTTGCGCTCGCGTTTGCCTTCAGCCTTTTCGTGCTTCATCATTTGCTTGCGCGACTTATACTTTTCGTTTTTCATGCTCATAGGAGAATATTAACACGACCAAGCCCTGCGACTCCAGTAATTGGCCGACAGCTTGTTAGACGTGCCTTTAATGCCGCCAGACCTAGCACAATAGGACTTCTTGCGTGCGGGTTGGCTCTTCTTAATCGTCATGTTGGCGTCACCAAAACGTATCACCCTAGACTTACCATCGGCACAGGCGCGGACAACGCTCTTCTTTCCTCCGCTTATATCGCGTCTTGGGCTGTTACAGGGTAGATTGCGTGGGTTCATGGGTCAAATGGCCTTAAATCGCAAGGAAACAGGGTTCTATGGCCTATTGGCTTCCTTCTTCTTACGGCGTTTCGGCTTAATTATAACAGAAGGAGCCTTTTTAGCCCCAATCCAAGGAGCCACGGCAAAGACAATGCCTAGCCCAGCAGCCACACTAGCAAAGCGTTCAAAGGCTAATAGGGCACTATCTGCCGATTTCTTATACTTACGGGATGTTTCTAAGTTTTCCAACAAGAGCTTGTTGATGAGCTCCGTCATCGGGTCAATGACGCCATAGAGTTCAGCAGTCATGGCAGGGGAGTTGAGCGTCTCAATGTTTCCTTTGTCACACGCTTCTCGCGCTTTCTTTAGATAGGCTTTAACCAACTTATGTTGGGCCACCAGCTCTTTAGGCTCTCCAAACTCGGCAATGAGTCGTTCAGCTTCGGCTTCTAGCTTGGTTAGCGAAGCGCAAAACTCTTTCCCGTCTATCAATCCTTTGCTGGCTTTAGCCTGACCATCCACAATTGCCAAGCCATAGATGTCGAAAAGCGGGCTAAGGACATTGCTAGTGAGGGCAAACTCCCTGTCGCTTTCCGCAATGTTTCCCGAAACCTTTTGTACCGTAACCACCCCAATGCCCGAAAAACAAACGACAGTTGCGGCCAGCGCAGCGGTGATTAGCTTCGGGTTCATTTCTTCAAGAGCTTGCTCGGATTCTTGGAATACTTCTTTGCCAAATTTGTAATGCCGTCGATAATCTCAGGAGAGATGACGCCCGCAACTCCGTAGGTAATTGCCTTAACGAATGAGCTTACTTCGATTTGCTCAACGACGAACCACGCGATGCTGCTTACGATTGCGGCCATCACGATGCGCCGAACGGATTCCCAAACGTCGCCCTTGATTGGATTTGCCAGCAAACGCGCGGTCATTCCTGCGCCACCGATGACGGCGGTGAGCCATCCGGTTTCTTTCCAGAGCCGAGCCACCTCGACGAAGTCTTTGGGTTCGGTGCTCATTTCTTGCGGGTCATCCTATCGCCAAACCACCACCCCACACAATTAAATGCACAGAATTGAATTTCGTCGATCATCTCAGCTTGCTCGGATGCCGTGACTCGAAAGAAAACAATCGTTACCAGAATCAAAAGGAGCAGCGTGATGAACGGGCGAAACAGCGTGATCAAATTGGCCGCCCAGTCCGAGGTGTTGGCCGGAGGCGTGGCCGCTTGCTGGCTGGCCGTGAACGCATCCCATTTAGCCTTATCGCTGGCAATCTCGGCCATCGCCTTTGCCTCCTCTAGCTTACGCTTGTGATCTTGTCCGGCCTTGTAGTTCTCAAAAAAACCGTTGCCGATGCGGAGCAAGACACCGAGCGCACCGCCACCGAGAGCATTTGTGAGAAGGTCGAGCATGGCTTATACAGCTTTCGGATTCGTCAAACGACGGAACAAGAAATAAGGAAGCCAAACCCACTTTGGTATCTTGACTATTTTTACATTGGTATTCTGCACCACAGGCATCTCGGCATCCCACAGCTTAACGCGAACAGGCTCCCCATCGGGCGAGCAACAGTTGATTAAGGACACATTGCGCGTAGGAGCGCGGCCCTTGACCCAGTAGTTGTCGTATTGACCTAGCTCCACCGTGCCGCTTACAACGCAGTTCTTGAGCTTAAGCCCGTCAATGGCTCCCTTCACCGTCGTTGAGCCTTGAATGACGCAGGATTGAAAGGAATAGCCATTGCCGCGCACACAATCAATCGAGTCCTCACGGCTAGCAGGAATTACCAGCCCAGTAGCCGTTAGGTTTTCCACATTGGAACATTTGAACAAGTCGTCCCATTGCTTAGGGTCGCTTGGTGCTTGCCAATCCTCAGACGTAACGACCTTCCCGTTGTCTTGTGGGCCAACGTAGGAACGCCAATTAACGTCTGAGGTGCCAGCCATCTTATTCAGCTTTCTTCTCTTCCTTTGGCTTCAGAGCTTCGACGAGCACTTCCGCACTCTTGCGGATGATGTCGTGTTGCTCAGCTGGCAGAGGAGCTAGTCTGGCGGCGGCGTATAGGTTGTTAAGGGCTTGTTCGGTGTTCATGTGTTTTAGTTGGATTCGAGAGCGGCGACACGTTGGCGAAGCGACTGCAATTCCGCAACTAGATTTGCGATGACTTCAGCGGTGCCAGCTTGCATACCTTGATACTTCGGATTGCCCTCGGCATCCACAGCATCTTTTTCGCCATTAACGGATGACGGAGAAACCTCGGCAAATTCGTGAGCCAAGAATCCGACGAACTTGCTTCCATCTGATTTCCATGTTCCTACCTTTGGCTTTAGAGCGTCAATGAAAACACCGCTGTCGGTGAGTGGGCCAGTGATGTCTTTTAACCGATAGTCAGAAGTTCCGCTATATGTTGTGATTGTTCCGTTTGTATAAATATAACCAACCTGCGAACCTCCCGCATTAACAAAACTCATCAAGTTATTGCTATAAGTAGCAGAACTTGATTTAACCGAAATACCATTTTGGCTAGATGCGTCAAAAAGAAGGCTGATTTTACCAATATCAATAGTGCTCGTCGTCCCCACCAGCAGATTACCGCTGGTGTCGATGCGAGCGCGTTCTACTCCATTAGTTGAAAGGGTTACAAAATGATTTGATGCAGAACCAAAATTAACACCAGCAGTTGTTGCATTAAGCACACCTTCAATACTGCCGTTGATAGCAGAAATAACAGCGTTACTTGTATTACTGACTTGTAATTGTCGTGTCGGACTCGTCGTCCCAATGCCGACGTTGCCATTCTCGTCTTGCGTGAATCCGGTTACATACGAACCCGCACCATTCATCGTTTGAATTGCGAATTGCGTGTTGTATGTCGCGTTTGGTTGAGAATACCCAATGAGTCGCGTAACAAAATTGCTTGATCCGCTTGCGCCACCAAGTTCTAGGACTGTCCCGACTTTTAATGTGCCAGAACGATGCGTGAGTTTTAAGGCCGTAACATCAACATCAGAGTTGGAAGTTACTATATCCAATGGAACGCTTGGAGAACTTGTCCCAATGCCCACTGACCCACTGCTCGTCGCAAAGTTGGCTCCTGTGGTGCTCGACAACGCGCCTGTAACAGCGAGGCCGGTGGAGGAGAAAATACCGATGTCACCTGTGCCTCCAACATAATTTCGGATAGTGCCGCCTGAAGCGACATAGTTCATCAGGTTGTCACTTGTTCCACCCGTAATGCAGGAATCAATTCCGACAATAGCTTTACCAACGCTATTCTTATTAAAAGCTATATTTGAACCGCCATTAGTTCCAGAACCACCGTTAAGAACAAATTGAGAAATGCCAGTTCCGGTTCCACCCGCTCCAATGTTGTTTGATTGGCTTCCACTGCTACTGATTGCACCACTCGCGCTCAACGCGCCAGTGACGGCGACTGAACTTGCAATAAGTGAAATTGGATTTGCTCCAGCGTTAATCTGAAGGCCCGCAGATGTTTCTGTGGTAAAGAAATAAGTGCGACTATTTGTAGTGTCGCGAAGCGAGAAGCCTTGTCCCGCTGCTCCGCTAAAACCAACTCCCAATCCCTGCGCCCCAGCGGTGCCTTGGAAAAGGAAAGTAAAATTGCCTTGTGCTGGCGTCGTCGCGCCCACCGTACCGTTGATGTTAATTGACGCCGTGCCTGTAAGGTTCGTCACCGTACCGCTGGCTGGTGTACCTAATGGGCCGCCACCATAGAGCAACGTACCCGTCGCGTCAGGCAGCGAGATCGTGCGGTCAACGGTCTGCGTGCTCGACAACATCGTGCGCGTGTTCGTCGTGCCGCCCGCAGCGTTAAACATGATGCGCTTGGTTTCATCCACGCCATCTGTGACGTTAACATATCCGCTCGCGCCTTTGGCGACTAAGTGCAGTCCAACAGACGCATCGCCACCTGTTGCCCTAATATGCACAGGGTTTCCTGTTGCGGCATTCTCAATCGAAATCTCGTTTACCGCGCTGGCAATCGACGCCAGCTTTAGCGTCTCGTTGCCGCTTGCATCGTTGATTTGAGCAATGACTGGCGTGACGATAGTGGGCGAGTTGCTTAGAACTACGTTAGTCGTGCCTGTGGAGGTAGAAACGCCCGTGCCGCCAGAAGCCACTGCAATTGGGGTGGAGGCACTAACCGTGGTGAAGGCACCCGTAGATGGGTTAGAAGCCCCAATAGCCGTGTTTGTAATGCCAACAGCGGAATAGTCCGTACTCACTCCAACAACGGCTCCCGTGCGACCAAAGACGCTGCTAACAGCATCCGTCAAATCAACCTTTTCCCATGCCGTTCCGTTGCTGATAATCCAGTCGCCGATGGCAAACGTAATGCCAAACTGCGTGCCAGCCACGCTGACAACGTAATAATCGCCTTTGGTAGAAGCCGCAGGAGATACGTTTAAGGTTGGGCTATTTGCAGAAGCATCCCATGTTCCTTTATAATTGACCGTTCCGCTAACAATCAGCGGGGGAGAATAGTTGATGATTTGGTCAAAAATGCCGGACATGGTTAAATGTAGTTGAGTTCGCTAATCGTGAAGATGCCAGTACCGCTAACCGCAATGACTTTGGCGTTCTTTGCCCAGCCCGCGCTCCAGATGCCGCTATTGCCATCCTTGAAGATGTGGCCAGCAGTGGTGGTAGGGGTGGAACCATCAATCGTGAGTCGAATGTCCGCGCCTTCCAACGTCCAGTAGATGTGGCTAGTATTGGGATTGAGGGCCGCGACAATGAAGTTGGAAGCTGTGGCACCAATCGAAAGGGTACGCATGGATGTTCCGCTAACCGGAAGCACCTGCATTGGGCCATTAACTATGCGTGAGTTTGACATAATTAGACGGTGAATGGGGTTGCCTGAACCGAAGCATCCGTAGCGTTGGCGCGAATGAACTTAGCCGCCATAGCCGTGTTCTTGTTCCAGAAGAATGGAGGGGTGAGTTTCTTAAACAGATGGCCGTTGGTAGAGCTAGGATTGCTACCATCAAACGTCACCATCACATCGTCGCCCTGAATATCAATGAGGACATACTTGGTTTTGGCAGACGACCAAGCATTCGTGAGACTAACTACCGCCGTGCTAACCGCAAGGCGTTCGTCCGTTTCACCAGTTGGCGTAGGATAGAGATTAACAACGAGGGAGTTATTCATTGACGGGATTGTGTTGAAACGTAGGTAGAAATACGACGAAACAAAGCATTGTTATTGCGCTGATTTTGAGCTTTGCTTAACTCTAGCATGAGATAGTTCATGGCAATTTGCTCTTCAGCAATGGCTTTGTCAACCTGACCATCCATACGCAAGAAGTCAGCATAGGTGGCATGGGCGGCGTAATAGAAGAACTCCAAGGGAATATCCGTAGAAATGGCCGTATAGGGGCCGGGCCATTGCTTCTTGTAACCAACCCAGAAACCAGAGTTGCCTGTGGCGTTGTTGATGACCGTCGCCCCATCGCTATCAACAAAGAACTCATACTCGCAAAATCCGTTAGTGCTAAACGGATTGGCGTTCCAGATACGGTTGAAGTCAGAAATGTCGGCAATAGCAACGGGAGACACGGTAGCGGTGCCACTGTAAGTCTCGGAACCTGCGCCAGAGCTCAGGCTGTAAGTGAACGTGTCATTCTCCACGTTCGTTGTCTCAATGCCAGTAACCGTAAAGGTGCCGTTGGGAGTCACTGTGCCACTAAGACCGCTAATCGTAACACTCATGCCAGAGGCAAATGTCACTGCGGCTGTGCAAACAATCGTAACCGTGGTTGCACTTCTACTAGCAGACGAAGAAGCGCGAATGCCAGCAACATTGTCATACTCGCGGGCAATGACGTTGTTGACGGCTGGCCTAACCTGAGCCCCTACAATGTAGCGTGGCCAAGTAGGACTAAAATCATAGGCTTCGTACAAACGACGATTGGCCATTGACAGCACCTTGGACTGTTCAAGCGTAGTGAACGCATCAACGCCCGATAGGGCTTGAACAAGAGTCAGCAGGTCAGAGTATGATTTGTTTTGCATTATACCTTGTTAGGGGAGAGTTCTGGCATCTTCCGATTGAAGAATCGCATGAAGTCTTTGCTGTGAACCGTCTCATAGCCATACTTCTTAACCAATCGGAAATACTCGCGTCCGGGAATGACGCCTATACATTTGCCTAAGCCGGGAATGCTCTTGTGATTTTTCATCACAGAGGCTTGTGCGCGAGCTACATTGGTGCGCTCAAACTCTGTGGCCTTTTCCTCAACAAGACTTTCTTTAACGAGATTGAGAAGCTCGTTATCAATTTCTTCTTTGGAGTAGGTATGTGGTTTATGGATGATGTTCATGCAAAACAAAAAGGCCACCCCAATTAAGAGGTGGCCAATTTTAACACGAACTGGGCCTAGCTTAAGCGAGGCTAACCAGACGGAACTTAAACTTAACCTGACCAGCGGTGAGCTCGTTGAGCGAGTAATCCGTACCAGTCGAGACGTTGGGGATGAACTTCAGATCAATGGTGTCGGCTGCGGTATAAACCTTGCCGTTTTCATTGTCGATGTAAGCACCCGTGTCAGCAACGAAGGTGATTTCTGTCTGGTCAACGTGCAGGGCCGCAGTTGTCAGAAAGCCATCATCATCCGTGCCGTCGCCAACAATGACGTTCAGCTCATCGCCGCCGCCGCTGTCGTCGAACGCAGTCATCAGGTAGGCCGAGACATCCGTAACCATCGTCCCAGCAGGGATGACGTATGTGAATGTCTTAGTCGCGTTGTCAGCCAAAACGCCAGCATTAGCAACCGAGAAAGCCGCGAAGTCAATAATGAGCTCGTCGGACATACCGAACGCGCTTTCGTTAACAGTGAGTTTAGGCATATTATTATTCCTTTCTTGGGATTATGTGAGGGCGGTAATCTTGCCGTGAGCACCGGGGTGTTTCACGATAAGAGTAAGAGCGCAGTCAACGTAGCCACGCTCGCCACCACCGAGATTGGGGAGACGGGTCGAGCCAGTTGGGATGAGTTCAGCAACACCGTAGTACTCAGGGTTAACCAAGTAGCCAGTGTCTTTGTTGGTCGTGTCAGGAGCGCAGTCAGGGTTCATGTTCACGATGGACACGATGCCGTGGTCGCTCTCATAGAGCTCAACGGAGAGCTTGATGGAGGCTTCGCCACCGCTGTACATCACTTTACGAACCGAGTAGTCAGAGCTACCGGAGGTGCGAGCAAAGTCGCTGATGACGCGACGGAGCGCGGTGTCAGCAACAAGCGTCAAACCATTGCTCATGCCAGTAACACGGAAGATGCTGGTGATGAGGTTGTTGAACACGGTTTCCGTGAAGGTCGTGCCAGAGCCTTGAATCGAACCAGCAGGGGTGCGATAGGAGGCAGGAACGTCGGCTGGGCCCGCGCTATCAATCCAGTCGCCAAGACCACGAAGGCCGTAAGGCGTACCAGCGCCGTCTTCGGCGGTGCGGTCGTTATTGGAGCAGAGGGTAGCTTCGATGTCGCGCTTGATTTCGCGGACAGCTTTCGCTTCGGCTTGGGCAATCTTCGCTGGGCCAACGCTGTCAACAGCGTTTTGCAAATCGCTAACCATGTAGTCGCGGCGGAACTTTTGGATATAGTTGCCGAGACGAGCGCGGTTAGAGAACTTGTCGGTGAACGAGGTAACGTCAGCACCTTCGGAGACGCCCGTTGTGACGGGGCTCGAAAGGCTGTCCACAGTCCACTCAACGTAGGTGGCGGACGCCTTGGATTTAGCGGCAGACGAAAGGACGGGCGTTTCCTCGGGGGCGAGGATCGTCAGAACGTCTGTGAGGTCTTCGCGGTTAGAAACAGCGGAGCCCGGATTAGTTGTATCAAATGTGCCTGAAAAAGACATGGTATTAAAAGTTTACTTACGTTTGGTTTTTTGGAGGGTGCGGAAGGCAACAAAGTCGCTAATGCTTCCTGAGTCCATAAGGCGCGTTCTGGCATCTTTCACAGCCTTTTCGCCCTTTGCCGCAGGACGCTCATTGAGAGCGGCAGACGACTCGGGACTACCGGGCGGATTGACCTTGTGACTCGGCTTATCGAGATTAATGAGCTTGCGGCCATACAACGAGTTAGCAGCGTGTGCCAAAAGGTATGGGAGTTGCGGAGCAATTTCTGGCATCACATCCTCAATATTCTTGAGGCGTGGGTCGCTCATCATTGCTTGGTATTGGCGACGAACATCGTTGTCTTCTTGCGAAGACAGCCAATCCAACTCTTTTGTAGCTTGGTTCTCAAAGGCGGAACGTAGCGACTTGCGCTGTTCCTTAGCATTCAACTCTTTTTGCTGGGCGGGAAGATACTTGTCTCGCGCTTTACGAGCACGACGCAAATGATCTTTTACCTCAGCCTTGGTGAGTTCCTTGCCATCCACAGTGGCGGCAATGTCCTCATATCCAAGAGTCTCAGCTTTATCAAGAACATCCTCAGCCCACTCAATCACTTCGTTAACTTGCTCGGATTGTTTACCAAGTTCGTCAGCGGTCTTGATGTGTTCGTAGGGATTGTTCTCTACCTTTGGCTCAAGGGCGGTTTTACTGGTTTGCTGTTGGATATAAGACTCCATTTGCGCCATGCGCTCTTCAGCCATTTTTCGTTTGGCTGTGAGTTCAGCAATGCGCTTAAGCAGACCCGATTTACCTTTTTGAGCAAGCTCGGCAATGTCATCATCTGACAGTTCCGTTAGGTCAAGTTGTGAAAGAACTTCCTTGCCTTTGGCATCGGTCGTATTCTGGGGCTCGCCACCTTCCTGTGAGTCTGGCGTTTCAAAATCTTCCTTGTCCTCTGGCTCGGCCTTCGGTGTGGGCTCTTCGTCAATCTCTTGCTTCTGTGTTACAGGAGCAGAGGGTTTGGCGCGAAGCTCACCCAAACGACGAATAGCATACTGACTCGTCGTGATATTAGACTGTTCATTGTTCACTGTGGGTTTAGCGTCCCCAGCGGCGGACGGTGCGACATTAGACATATTATTGTGTTCCGCTGACTTTACGCCACAGCGATTGCGTAGGGCCATCATAGCAAAGATTTTCCTTGCTATTTTATGACCAGACGCAAAAATGTCTTAGTGCCCTTGTAGCTCAGTGGTAGAGCACCAGTTTTGTAAACTGGCTGTCGTAGGTTCAATCCCTATCGGGGGCTCCACTATCGTCCCATCCGTCGAAGCTGGATTTGATTGAATCCACCAGCTACGAGGATTTCGTCGCATTGAAGAATGCGCCCACTAATCTGCTGAATACGATCAGCACTCACATCGTGCAATTGCTGAATGAGAGACTCACGGGTGCCGTGAATCTCTTCAAGAAAATCAACAAAAGTTTCGTTGTGTGAGAGCTGTTCTAGTTTCTTAGTGTCCATGAATTACTGTTGTTGTGAACCGGGAGCCATGCCTGTAGGGGCTTGTTGCATACTCTGAGTTTGCATACCACCCATTTCGGCAGGAGCCGTACCAATACGACCAATCTGCGCGTTCTGAGCTTGCTGCATTTGGAACTGATATTGCTGGGCATACTTCTGGAAACGAGCCGCAAAGGCTTTGTCCTGCTGTAAACGCTGCATAACGTCAGGCTGCTGTGAATACTGCTGCAAGACTTGCATAGCGACTTGAGCGCCGTTAGGACGGGCACCCACTT